GGCTATTGCAGTGGAGCGAGAGCTTGCTGGTATCCCAGTAGCCCGTATTCCCTCGGAGTACCTCTCTAGTGATGCTACAGCCTCTCAGTCAGCGATTAGGTCTGACCTACAGCAGATCCTCCGAGACGTAAAGTTCAACGAGCAGGGTTACATTATCCTGCCAAGTGATACCTACCCTGACAAAGATGGTAGCCCAACCAACGTCCGCCTGATGGACATAGAATTGATGTCCTCTAGTGGTTCACGCAATATCCAAATCGACCCCATTGTTAGCCGCTATCAGCATGATATTGCTCGTAGTGTTCTCTCTGAGTTTCTTCTCCTTGGAGCGCACAGCTCCGGTGGCTCGTATGCGTTATCTAAATCTAAGACCGACCTCTTTCTTCGTGCCTTGGAGAGCTACATTAGTGCCATCACTGACGTACTCAACAAGCAACTCGTAGAGCGCCTGTGGCAACTCAACGGGCTTTCCTACGATACTATGCCGTACATCAAGGCTGGTGATGTAGCACCGCACGATCTTCGTGAGATTGCAGCCTTCCTTCGTAATCTGAATGGTGCAGACATTAACGTCTCTGACCACCCAGAAGTTATTCAAGACCTCATGGACATTGCGGAACTCAGCTATGAACCTAATGAAGCTCCCCGGCGAGATGTACAACCGGATGAAACAGAAAGCCCAGAACAAGAGTGATCTTCAGACGCTCTATTCGATGACAGACCGAGAGCTTAACGATATTGGTCTTTCCCGTGGCTCTATTCGGGATGCCTTCTACAAAGGAAAGAAGTAATGCCTTTCTCTACTAATGCAGACCTCCCCAAAGCAGTACGACAGACTATCCCTGAAGAAAAGCAGGGTAAGTTCCGTCAGGTATTTAACTCTGTCATGGAAGACACTGGTTCTGAGCAACGTGCCTTTCGTGCTGCTTGGTCTTCGGTAGAGAAGGTAAAGACTTCCACCTTAGCAGAGAAGGCTAAGAACTGGAACGCACGTCATGGTGCTAAGAAGGGCAACATCAGTGCTAAGACCCTGAGAGCCGTCTATGACCGTGGTATTGGTGCGTACAAGACCAACCCCGGTTCTGTACGACCTAACGTAACATCCAAAGAGCAGTGGGCAATGGCCCGAGTAAACAGCTTCCTTAAGATTGCTGCTGGCCAGAAGGCTGCTACGCATGACAAGGATTTGTTGCCGGGACGTACTGAGAAGGCTGAGTACCGTGGTGAGAAGGTCTCCCTAGACAAGCCATTCCGTCTGCCTAAAGGCTCTGCTAAGAAGTTTGGTGTGTACGTCAAGTCCGGTGACAAAGTGAAGAAGGTTACTTTTGGTAGCCCCACTATGGAAATCCGTCGTGACGACCCAAAGGCCCGTGCTAACTTCCGGGCTAGACATAATTGCGACAGCAAGACTGATAAGACCACTGCTGGTTATTGGTCCTGTAAGATGTGGGAGTCTGGTTCTTCTGTGAGCGATATGCTCGCAAAAGACGACTCCGAGCAAATGAACCTAGAGGGTCAAATCCTTAAGACAGACGACGAACAGCGTCTTGTCTACGGTTGGGCCTCGGTCATCACTGAAGACGGTAAGCCTCTGGTAGACCGCCAAGGTGATGTAATTGAAGCCGACACTATGGTTAAGGCCGTGAATAAATTCATGGAGCATATTCGTGTTGGTAAGATGATGCACAAGGGGGATCAGGTGGGTCAAGTTGTCCACTCGATGCCTCTCACTAATGAGATTGGTGAGTCCTTGGGCATTTCCAGTAGCCGTGAAGGTTGGATCGTAGCATTGAAGGTATTCGATGATGAGGTCTGGTCTCTGGTAAAATCTGGCCAACTTACGGCCTTTTCTATCGGCGGCAAAGCTAAGAGGAAGGAAGTAAATGACTAACATCCTACTCGACTTGGAGTTGGACGAACTGTCACTTGTTGACCGTCCTGCTAATCAAGCCGCTACAATCTGTCTTATTAAAAGGGACGAAAGCATGGAAGACATGGAAAAAGGGTACGACTCTTACCTCGACGAGCGTAAGGCGTACTTCATGGACAAGGGCATGGGTGAAGACGAAGCCATGAAGAAGGCTAAGGAAGAACTCGAAAAGATGTCCGCTGACGAGAAGAAGGAGCTTATGGCTCGCCTTAACAAAGCTGACGAAGCTGATGTAGCAGAAGAGGCTGTAGACCAGTCCGAACTGTTCTTGGCTGAAGTTGACGCTCTTAAGGCAGAAGTCTCCCGCCTCTCCAAGGCCCTCGAAGACAACGGTTACGTTGTTTCCGAAGAAGAAGTTACGAAGGCTGAAGAGCCTGAGTATGTAGAATTTGACGGTGAGAAGGTTGTCAAGTCTGACATCCCGGCCCCCGTCCTCAAAGCTCTCGAAGAAGCAGAGATTGCCAAGCGTCATATCGAGCTTAAGAAGCAAGCTGACGAAATCCTGCCTAACTTCGATAACGAAATTGCGGCCTCCCTCTTGGCTCATGTAGCTAAAGATGACGCAATCGTAGAAGCCCTCAAAGCTGCTGATGCTGCTATGGGTGCTTCGATGCAAGAGATTGGTGAAGCCTCTGTAGAAGCTGATATGGCTTCCCCACAGGACAAACTGGACTCTATGGTAAAGTCCTACATGGACGAAAACGCTATTGCCAAGTCTGGCTACGCTAAAGCATACGCTGCTGTAGCCAAGACCGACGAAGGCAAGGCACTTATCACTAAGCTCTACAAAGGAGAGTAAAACATGGCGACGAATGCAGGCCGCTTTAACAGTGTTTCTTTGGTTGCTGACGAAACTTTGGCAGCAAACCGTCTCGTAGACCTCAGCCTTGTCGATGCTGAGGCTGCAAAAGCAAAGTACGTAGCCACCACAGGCGACGACGTAATTGGTGCAACTCTTAACGATGCAGCAGCCGAAGCTGTAGTTGGTGTCCAAGTTGAGGGCATCGCTATGGTGGAAGCTGGCGGTGCTATTGACGTATCTGTCTCTCGCCGGGTCCGCTCTGACGACACCGGCAAGGCAGTTTCCGCCTCTGCCACTCAAGCTGCTGTTGGCTACTACATTGGCAACGGTGATGCCGCTTCTGGCGACATTATCTCCGTCTTGCTGAAGTATTCTGACGCAACTGCAACGTAATATAGAAGTAATAGGAGATAACTAATGCCTTTGCTGACCCCATCTAACGTGCATATCGACCAGCCGCTCACTAATCTGACGCTGGCTTACGCACAATCTCAAGAAGCCTTTATTGCTGATAAGGTTTTCCCTGTAGTAGGCGTAGACAAGCAGTCTGACAAATACTACATCTACGACCGTGCAGAAATGAACCGCTCCGGTAACGTCAAGGCCCTTGCGCCTCGTACCGAAGTAGAACGTATCGGCATGCGCATTTCCAACGCCAGCTATTTTGCTGACGTGTATGGCCTCGGTATGGATTTCGATGAGCAAACTCTTGCTAACGAAGATGCTGCTCTGGACATTCGTTCTGCCGGAGCGCAGACCCTTATGGGTCAGCTCATGGTTCACCGGGAAGAAAAGTTTGCAGACACCTTCTTTAAGGCTTCTGCGGGCTGGACCGACTGGGCTGGTGTAGCCAATGCGGACAATGACACTGATGCTGAAATTACTCAGTGGTCTGACTACGACAACTCTACTCCTATTGTGGATGTTACCCGTGCGTCTAAGACCATTCAGCTTCAGTCCGGTGGTTTCCGCCCTAACACGATGGTTGTTGGCCGTGAAGTACACGATCAACTGATTAACAACCCAAAGATTCTGGCTCGCCTGAACGGTGGTGCTACGGTACAGAACACCGCTCTCGTAACCAAGGCGAAGCTGGCAGAAATCTTTGAGGTAGAAAACTACTACGTCATGGAAGCAGTCAAGAACACTGCCAAGGAAGACGTACCGGGCGGTTCCGATGTCCACGGTAGCGAGACCCTTTCGTTTATCGGTGGCAAGGGCGCACTGCTCTGCTACACTCCAAGCAACGCTGGTCTGATGACTCCTTCGGCTGGTCTGACCTTCGCTTGGAACAACCTGCCGGGTGTAAACAACCTCGGTATCACTGTTGAGTCCTTCTCTGACGACGCTCTGAAGCGTCAGCAGATTGCTGAGATGATTCAGGTAAAGATGTCCTACGACATGAAAATTGTCGGTGGCGAGCTTGGTCTGTTTATCGCAACCGCAGTAGCATAAGGTAGAACGGAATATGCCCGACTATTCCTCTCTCCCCTTCCAGCTTGACTGGAACCATATCGTAAAGTCCCCGTTCTCAGCGGCGGGGACTAACTGGAAACCAAGGGATGTCTTTGACTGGAAACAGCGAGGCATCTCTTGGGAAACCACCTTAGCTTTGTTTAATCAGGGCCTTCTGGGACAAGAGCCTCCTTCACAGGAGCCTATCAAGGTAGTTGTTGGTGATGGCCTTGATGAGTTAAACTCCGATGAGCTTGCGGCTATCGTGAGCAACATCAACAAGAAGGTTAAGCAGTTCACGAAGACAGAGCGTGAATACAACACGAAGAAGTGTAAGGCTTCTACGATCACGAAGAAACAACGTGGTCATATCCGTACTTGGCGTAACAGCCCTTGGTCAGATTGGGAACAAGCATAATGACGTTCACCTACGATGTTGACGATCTTAATACCACCACTGCGACAGGCCGTCGCAATGCAGTACGTTTTCTCGTAGGTGACACTGACCCGCTTGACGTACAGGTACAAGACGATGAAATTGCTTTTGCTCTTACTGAGTCCGGTGACAATGTTTATGAGGCTGGTGCTTACTGCTGTCGAGCTATTGCAGCTAAGTATTCTCGTCGTGTTGACACTGAGCTTGATGGCGCTCTTAGTGCTAGTTACTCTGATCTTCACTCCCATTATCTGGCCCTTGCAGAAAGTCTTGAGGCTGAGTCCAAGAAACAATCGGGTCTCGGCGTCAAAGCTGGGGGCCTCAGTAAGGCAGCTATCTCTGTGGTAAGGCAAGACACAGATCGTGTTACCCCATCTTTCCGCAGGGATCGTTTCCGCAACCCACCAAACTACGATGGTTCTGCGGATTACGAGTGAGGAATAGTCCATGTCTTTTAATGCTAGTGACGTTCTGAGGTTGGTCCAAGACTTTGGCGAACCCCTTACACTCCGCAAAGTCACCAAAACAGGCTCCTACGACACTTCTTCCGGTACTGTATCTGGGAGTGAGACTCTGGACTATTCCTTCACGGGATATTTCTATAACCTAGCAGAGGGGACATTTGACCTCAATAAGACTAGGAAGGGCAGTCGGGTTTGCGTCATAGCTGCTAAAGGTCTGTCAGTTACCCCTGATGATGAAGACCAAATTCTAGGCTATGGTGATCCGGTCAATATTCAGACCGTTAGGACTATTCGTAGCAATGGTCAGCCCGTCTGTTACCTCTGCGAGGTGTTTGAATAATGGCAGTCCCTAAGATAAAGGTCTCCCCTGCTCTTAAGAAGAAGCTGGCAGAGATCGATCAGATGGTTGAAGACGCTGTAGAGCGCAAGATGACTGACGTGGCTAGGACTGTTGTTCTGGCCTCTCCTGTAGATACAGGTGCATTCGTCAACTCTTGGTCCTTCAAGGACAACCTTGGTGGGGGCCGTAGTAAGTCCTCTCTGGGTAAGCCTACAGGCCGAGATAAGGGGTCCGAGCGAGGCAAAGCCCTTAATAACTTGGTAAACGACATCAAGAAGACTGTTGAAGTGGGTAGCCCCGGTGGTCCTGTTAAAGAAGGCATCGGCATCCAAGCTGACAACTATTACTTCATCAACCGTTCGCCTCACGCTAAAGAAGTTGATAACAACCCTAAGCACCAAGTAGTAGATAAAGTTATCCGGCAACATGGTAGGTAAGCATGGCTAGTATATACAGAGACATTCGTGCAGCCCTAGAGACTAAGCTGAAAGCTGTGTCTGGCCTACCCTCTATTTCCTACGAGAACTCTAGCTACGACAGAAAGAATGGTACTTCCTACGTTGAGACCTTCTTTGTGCCTCAATCTCGCAGACCCGCTGTAAGAGGCTTAAACCCACAGCAACGCTACAACGGTGTATTCACCGTGGTGTGCTACGCACCAGAGGGTACTGGTCCCGGTGCTGCTGATGAGTTGGCTGACAAGGTGTTAGACGCCTTTGAAGCAACTACCGATGCTTCCTTCATTAACAGTAGTGGAGACAGCATCGTTGTGTCTATCGACTATGCCGAACGAGAAGGTGGCGGGTTAGACACTCCGTTCTATTATGTCCCGGTGAACATCGGGTTCTACATTTATAACTAAGGAGGAAGCAAATGGCTTTCGCACAAGGTTCTCGTTCACAGCTTGCTCTCGGCGCTCAAAGTGTTTTTGGCACAGCAGTTACAGTAGACACCAATCTCCCCTTCAACAGTCACTCTCTGAACCTGTCTAAGGACCGTGTACAGGGTAACGACATTCAGCCAGACCGTATGGATCGAGTTGACCGCCACGGCAATAAGACGGTAGCTGGTGACATTGCTGTAGACCTTCGTAACGGCACTTACGACTCTTTGATCCAGTCTGCCCTGATGACCAGTGACGCACTGTCAAGCGGTGCTAGTATTGGCACTACGCCTTCTTACTTCACTATTGAAGACCAGTTTAAGGATATCAACAAAGCTCGTAAGTTTACGGGCATGACTGTTTCTACTATGGGGGTGTCTATTGCACCTAACCAGATGGTAACAACTACCTTTGGTATGGTAGGCAAAGACATGTCTCTTGAGGACTCTGCTACTGCCGTAGCTGTTGACGACTCAGAGCCAGTGCCTTATGATTCCTACAGTGGTACTATCTCTGTTGGTGGCTCTGCCGTTTCTATCGTGACTAGCCTTGATTTTACGTTGACCAACTCTTTTGCTCCTACCTTTGTCGTAGGCAGCGATTCTGCCCCACAGCTTGAGTTTGGTAAGGCAGTTCTGGAAGGCACTCTGACCGCCTACGTCGAGGACTTGACCACACTTGAAGACCTGTTTGTTAGCGAAACAGAGAGTTCTATTTCCGCACAGGTTGGTGATGGCACTAACACCATGACATTCCTTATCCCACGGGTTAAGTTTAATTCTGGTGACATTCCGGTAGACGGCCCCAACTCCCGTATTATTAACCTTTCCTTCGTAGGTCTCTATGAGAGCGTAACTGATAATACCCTTTTTAAGATCACTACGACATAAGAATCCCTTGGCCGAGGGGAGAGAGGTGAGCTTGTCGGGTGGCTCCCTCTCTCATTCATTTAATAACCCGAATTAACCCAAAGGAACCCGACAATGGACTTGAAGAACCTTACCCCAACTTCCGACACAATCGAAGTTATTCTGGTACATCCAAATACCCTAGAGCCTCTGATGAACGAAGGCACTAAGAAGCGTGAGATGAGTATCACTCTCCATGCACCACACTCCAAGGAGTACAAGAAGCTGGTGCATGAGCAGACCGATAAGCGACTAGCACAGATGCAGAAGAGCAAGAAAGTACAAATCTCTGCTGCTGACCTAGAGAAGTCGTCTATCGACGTACTAGCTAAGGCTACAAAAGAATGGGACATCACCTATGATGGTGAAAGCCCTAAGCTCTCTGTAGCCAAGGCTAAGGAAATCTACACCGAGTATTTCTGGATTAAAGACCAGCTTGAAGAGGCGATTAACGAAACTCTGGATTTTACGCAAGCCTAATTGACGAACTGGTCGAGTATGCTGAATGGAGCTTCGACCTATCCAAGAGTCAAGACGGCGCTTCAAAACTAGAACACTTAGAGCAAGTAGAAAGGCAGACAGGACGTACTCCAAAGGAATTAGAAGGCCCCGACTTCCCTATTTCCCTAGAGTATCTCTGGTCTGCCTTTTTCTCTTTATCGTCTGCAAGGACATCAGGCTTCAGTGGCCCTAACCCGATAACATACCAAGAAATCAAAGCATGGAAGGAACTAACTCAGACGCCCCTATCTGCCAGAGACGTAGAAGCAGTGAAGCGGCTTGACTTAGTTTACATGAGGGTTATGAATGTCTGACATAATTAAGATCAGCGTGGATGCTACAGAAGTAGCAAGGGCCGAACAACAAATTGAAAGCCTAGGTGCGGCCAACGATAGTTTGGCAAACAACCTTGCCCCGCTTATCCGCAAGGAGCGAGAGTTCCATAGGGCGCTGAAGCAAGTCAACGATGCAGTACGCCTTGGTGTAGCCAGCCAACGCCAAGCAAATGCGGCTCTTAAATCGTTGGGTGTTCAGTACGGCTACACCACCAAGCAAGTACAACGTATGAACCTTGCCCTTGTGCAGGGTACTCGTAGCTTCAAGCGCTTTGGTTCTGTTGGACTACAGCAAGTAGGTTATCAGGTTGGTGACTTTGCAGTACAGCTTCAAGGTGGCACTAATGCCTTTGTAGCCTTCGGTCAGCAGGGTTCACAGCTTCTCGGTATTTTTGGCCCTATGGGTGCTATTGCTGGTGCTGTGTTGGCTATCTTTACAGCCTTTGCTGCACCACTGTCTCAGATGGAAACTGGTGCAGGCGCTGCTGCTGATGAGATGAAAAAGCTCAAGGGTGAACTTGAACCTATTGCTACAATGGTCAAGAACCTTGGGTCTTCGCTCAAGGATGTTGCCTTTGATAGCGTTGATGCGATAGCGAACAATCTGCAAAAGGTTATTTCCTACGCTGTTGCTTTTGCTGCTGTGTGGATTGGTCGCCTTGGCATTGTATATGGCATTAAAGCTGCTACCTATGCTATGGCTACCTTTGGCTCTGTTAGTGCTGGCGTTTTTGCTCTCATTAAAAGGGCAATAATCGCCACGGGTATTGGGGCTTTACTTGTCCTACTCGGAGAAGCAATTAATGTAATGCTCCAGCTCAGAGAAGCAACAGGTTCTTGGGGCAAAGCCTTTGGTCTTGTTGGGGATGTTATCAAGGCTGTCTTTGCTGAGCTACCACAAAACTTCTCTAACTTTCTTATTGTCATAAAACAAACCACCCTGAGATTGACAGCACTCTTTTTAGAGGCTCTTTCTGATCTGGCTGGCCACTTTAAGAGTTGGATAGCGGCAATACAAGCAAGGTTTGACCAACTTAAGAGTTGGTTGGGCAGGCTTTGGGAAGGCATTGCTTATACAATTACAAAGTCTCTAGATGATGCTATGGACGGCGCTCTTACTGCCATGCAGCGAGTGTTTGACTTAGCCTCTAATCTCCCCGGCCTTGCTGGAACTGCTTTTGCAGGTCTAAGTGCCGCTGCTGGCAATGCTGTGGGTGCCTACGAACCAACTCAAGAGCCTGCTAAGGATATTGAAAGCTACCAGTCTCTCTTTGAAAAAAGGCTTCAAGGGATGGAGGG